TTGAGCCGAGGTTTAATCCTTAGGGATTATTCCTTTGTGGAATGGTCAGTATGAACTGATCCGATTGTCACTTACCGGAACAGACGTTCAGCAAACGTTGCGCCGATGGTCAGTGCACCAATGACTAGGCCGTAGGCTACTGTGACTTGCACAGCGCCCATGACGAAGCCCTTAGCGAACTGCTTTGCGACGCCAGCGTAGGTGATGGTCTCGTCGGTAACAGTGGTGTTAGCGGTTTGGGTGTTCATGGTTTGAACCTTTCTTGTTCAGTAGGTGGGTATCTCCCATATACAGCGTGGTTTTTTGTACGAATCCCATGCTGTATACTATACCTTACCGAACGCGATTGGATACATCAAGTGGCGTGGGCCGGCTTCCTGACAGAAGCTTCTTGCGCAACCGTACCACCCGCACAAATCCCTTCGCGTCTTTAGCAACGATATCACCCGACCGAGCCACAATATCCCCTCGGGGTGACGGAATGAGAATACACGGCAAGCCTTCCAGCTCGAAATACTCAGCGTCCAACCACTTGGCTAACCCCGCCGCAGTATCGCAAGACAACACCACGCCATCAAGGAGATCGAACCAAACATCATTAGGCGTATATGCCTCAGGAATTGGAGCTTTCATCAGAATGGCACCTCCTCATCAATATCAGTGTGGATAGGTTGGCTATCCCAAGGATCACGATCTTCGTCTTCACGATTATCGTCAGCCTTAGGAACCGAAGCATACTTCCGCTCCAGCTCGTCTTCGTCAAGAGTTGCAAATAACGTCTTGCAATATGCCTTGACGCCTTTTTTGCCGTTGACCTCCCACTCGTAAGGACGGACCACAACATCTGCAAATTCCAAATCACAGTAGTCCAAGATATCGACCGTGTCTTCATCGAGGTCGACACGACCGTTGGACTTCAGCAAAACGATGGTGGGGTTACGCCGACCATATCGAACCTCGACAGGGAGGTACCAGTCAGGTTCAACATCTTCGTCACGCTGACGAAAACGCTTGACGTTCCATCCGTCAGACATAAGACCCTCAGCAGTTGCCTTGTCTAAGACAATGGCGAAATTACGACGCCCTGCTGCGTTGTATTGGGATGGGCGTCCGCCGAGATTACGAAATACAAGTTTTACGTTCTTCAACGTGACATTATGCAACATGTCGTTTTCCTTTCTTGGCTTTTAAAGCCTTGAACTCTGTCTCAGTCATTACCTTGACTGTCTTGCCGCTGAGCACAATATAGTCGCCTACATATGCACGACGGTCTGGTGTGTTGATATGGTACTCGTCAATACCCTGAGAGTTTAACGAGCACCCAAAAGGCCACCCGTATCGCAAAGCTAGCATACGGCGATTTTCACGGGTGACCTTATGGTATACTCCGATCATAGTGTCACGAAATCCTTAAATGTTCCGAAACGTTCGATCTGTTTCATAGCCTCTTCGACTAAATGGTCGGCATATGTGGTATCCACTTCGTCAAGGCTTTCGACCTGTGACGACTCCTTCCACAGCCAACCTTTCGTCCCAGCGACTGAATATGCCTTGAATCCGTCATCGGTGGTGACGCGATATGCGTTCTTACCACCCTGAATAACCGGCACAAGGCTTGCGGTCCGCCCCACATGCCACCAAGAATTATCCATCTCAGGCGAATCGCCTAACCAAATAACACCCTTAGTGACAGAGCGCTGTTCCTTGTAGTCGTCGAGTGTGACGGGTTCTCCGGTGAACATCGTCTTAAAGACAACAGGATGCTGGAACTGAGCTCCGGTAGCGGTCCATTTCTGCTTGGCAGTAGAATATGCGACGTATACAGCATCGTTCACAAGACACATGCGTTTGTACGTGTCTTCATGCTCGAACTCATAGCCGTATTTCTTGCCAAATTCCGTCACAGCCTGAATAATCTCAGGTGTGGCGTTGGGGATCTTGATGGAGTCTGTCTTAATATGAGCAACTGTGAAACCCTGTTCTTGCACAAAATGCTTCAAGTCGATCATAAACAGCGCTCCACGCTTTGCGACGATGTTATCGACGTTGCGAATATCTCGGAACGGGTTGTCGAATTTTGCTGACGTTAAACCATAGACGCTGTTGATAATGATCTTCAGTGAATACGACAGGTTGTCGAGCTCGTCCTTACCACCTTCCAAAAATGGTCGCAACTTGCCGCCTAGCATCGACCGTGCCGCGTCCAAATCCCCATGCTTAATCGCAAGACGGGCTCGTTTGATTTGGCTGAACACCTCTGTGTATGGACCGAATAAGTTTAATTCTTCGATCGACGTAGGGTGCATCGAAGCCACATCCAGCAATGCCACGTCATCATAAATGCCTGGTTCGGCGTAAACATAACCCCCCTCTCCTGTGGTCTCGCCACGATATGTCGAAACCCCGGCATCGTAAGAATAACCGGGGAACATCTCACTTAAGTCGGTGTAGACGAACTCGTCTTGAGGATTCTTCTCATCGCCGAAAATGATCTTAGCGACGTGTTTACGAGTGACGTCGTTGACAGGAAGTCCTGACAATTCCGACAATAATAACCGTGCTTCGTAGTCAGCCTTGCGATCATGGAAGACTGCTTCGGTTGCACGGACGTCGTTAGAACAATATTCAATCACCCTCGGCCAAAGCCCAACACCGACTTCCTTATCCCAAGGGATTTCCATTTCCATATGTTTGATCCCAAGGTCGAACTCAAATTTCTTGAGTGATTGCTTTTTGCTTGAGAAGTCGTAAATATCAGCGTATGACAGCCCGTATGCCTCGATGAACATACTGTCGCGGTCACGATCGTTGATAATACGACTTGAGAGCTCGAATAACTCTTGGTTGGAATAACCCATCAATCGAGCATACAAAATATGGTTGTCGTACCGACGATTGTTGAAACCGACAAGCTGGTGTTTCAGCAGCCCTTCAATCTCTTTGGGTGTGGGGTTCAGCATCGGAATAACCGCGTTTGACCCCTCGTGCTTATAACACACAACAAAAAGATTCGGATACACCTCAACGTCGAAAAATACCAACTGGCCCTTCTTGGGTTTGTCTTCGATCTCGATATGTTGCTGTGGCGCGTCCTTACCCTTCAGCTGCATCGTCTTGACTTCCTTGAGGCAATATAAAGCATGGTTCGTGCTCTTTGCCGCAAAGCCTAGCAAGACTGGTTTCATGTCTTCCACGTTATATACTAACCCAGAAGAATATGCATCGTCCAAAATTTTCTTGATGAAATCAATACTCGATTTGGTCGACGGGTGAATCTCTTTACGAAGATTGCGCTCAATTAATTCGCGTAACCCTCGCTCTGATTGGATTTGCTTCGTCGAAAGCATCTTAGTCTCCTTTAAAGGGAGTCCGCCACTGATATGAGCTATCGGCATACCGTTACAGACGGTGAATTTCCGTCTCAGTGACGAATTTCCCTTATATACTTTTACCTCAATACCTTCGGAATAGAGCGGCGCTAGTGTATCCACATCACCGTCATAGATATAATGAAGGTGAACACCAGCACCAGACTTACTCACCTCTCCGTATGTCGGAGGGAAGGTCTTGATAGCTTCGAGGTTCCTGCTCAAAGATTTATTTCCATTGTCATCACGCAAGTCAAAGTCGATCACAATATGATTCTGTGGGACCTTGACATAATGTAGCTCGTGAGTGTTGATCGTCCCTAGCACCGTGTCGACATCTACCCACCGCTTTGAAGGCGTCCCCTCAGAGTTGGCAAGCTGTGCCGGCATCCCAGCGTACTCAGCATCAAAAATAGACTCCCGACAGTTCCACAAATCTGTCTCTTCGGGTTCTTCCTCGTATCCTTCTGGTGCACCCAAGTCGCCTTCAAGTAGCATGTCGGGCTTAAATCCACTATACACCGACCGGAGACGTAGCCCGTTACCGAACCGCTTCCGAGGGTAGAACTCCTCAAAATAGTTTTGAAACTCTGCCTGAAATACTTGACGCCGTTCAGGATATTCAATTCCCACTTCCTTACACCACTCTTTATACATGGTGTAGGCTTGCGTCAATGTGATGTACTCTTCCTCGATGAACTCATCTTGAACCTCGTTCACAAACGACATGATGGGGTTCGTGATATACATCATGGAAATAGGCTTATAGTTGTCGTAGTAATGGCGCGTCATCTTCTTGAATTTCTGCAAGCAGTGATAAGCAATTGCGCCATACTCAAATTTCACCTGCTCCATTAAATGCCGATACCGCAAGGCTTCCACAGTGTCACCTGAGGATGTAATCACAATCAGACGACGGATAAGGCCAGACTTAGCATCGGAAATACGGATTGGGTTGTTGGTGCCGACGATGAGTGTTGAGTTAAACTTCATCGCATATGCGGATTTATGTTTCTCGTTCACTAGCATCGGCTCATGCGAGACAATAGCATTGATTTTTGTGTTGTCGTTGATGTTGTTCATATCAACATCATGATCCACAGCAATCAGTGGGTTCGACTTGAATGCTTCCAAGGCGAATTGCGCGGAGGCTGTCCCCAAGGCACGTGCGTTGAATACTCCAGAATATCCCTCGAACATGTCTTGGATGATACCGATAATGGTAGACTTACCACTACCCGGTTTGCCGTAGAAAGCAAAAAACTTCTGGATTGTTTTTGCTTCTCCGGCTACAACAGCTCCAATGGCCCACTCGATTTTATCGACCTCGTTAGGACGATATAACGTATTTACCAGCTCATCCCAAGCGTCATGACTCCCTTCTGCGCATGAATAACTCAAACGCTTTGTAGCATAGTCTTCTTTGCAAATAGGCTGATCCGCGAAAATAACCCGTTCGTCGAGTTGTTTCCAGTTATCGCCTAGCGTCTTGACGTACTGCTGAAATTTCGTCCATCGCCCGTTGTCGAAGCTCTGTAATCCACTCACCGTTGCCGAATCGTATTTTTCAGCTTCGGCGTACAGAGCCCCGTCTACAAGGCGAGGGACGTCATAACTATCCGTTGACCAGACACCACGCTCTTCATCCCAAATAGCAAAGAATGAATTACCTTTGACCATAAGGTCTTTCGATGGGCGCACAACAAACGAAGGATATAAGGTGATACCACCGCCTTGCTGGGGTGATTGTTCCTTAGTAGCAATACGCATAAAGTCCAAAGAAGTCATTTATATCACCACAAAACTCCGTGCTGTTGCCACGCCCATTCGTTCAGCTGAGCCCATAATTCGCGCTCTGCCGAATCCCATTTTTTCGCGTAACCCTCTGGTGTGCGGTCGAGCGGAAATAGGCTGTTCTCTCCGAAGGCCCCGTAAGTACGATTGTTGATAATGTCGATGCGCTTCTGCACAAACGATTCGTCATACGTGTTATCGGTCATGTCGTCGAGATGCATATTTCGCATCAACCACATAAAATCATCAGGGACAGAGTTGTCAGTGAACCCCGTCATCCGCTGAGCCAAAGGGATAAGCATCTCTAGCATCGAACACCGCTCGGACATGAGCTCTGCGTCAGAGAGTTCATAATCCTTGAGGGCATTGCGGAAAATACGACGCAATTCTTTCCCGTCCCAAGCTCGGTTACTGTCGAGACCAATATATGCCGCGAACGGCACCGAGTGAAGATGACGCAAGACCTTCTTGCAAGGCTGATAGTTCACCAGACTGCAAAGGTATTGGAAATATGTTTCTTCGTTAAAGCGAACAAGCACGATAACAATCTCCGTCTTCGTCGATTGGGATATCGTTGTTAGTCAAGATCATATATTTGATCTGACCGTACGGACTATCCTTGTATGGAGTTTTGTCGAATCGCAGTTCAATAAGGCTGTGATAATCCGGGTTACGGAAATAAATCACGTCTTTACCAGTCTCGACACCGTGTTCGATAAACTCCTCAGGGACAATATCCTCGTAATCCTCTTCCCATAGGACATTCCCCGCTGAATCTTCCATGAGTCGATCGGTAGTATACCAAGTATACAGCATTTGGTCTTGAGCCAAGGCGTTCAGGTTGTATTCAGCCAAGGAAATAATCGCTGGATCAGGGTTGGTGAGGTCTTCTGCCATTTCTTCCTCCGTCAAAGGTTCTGGTTCCGGTTGAGTTTCTTCAACCGGTTCTTCTTCATCAATAGAAGTTTCAAAAAAATTTACCCCGGTTTCACATTCCGGGGTTTCCCCCACGGGTGGTTCCACACTAATACGCTGGTCCGTCACTACCACCCTTTTCACAGAATGGTAGTGACGGAAATACATACCGGTGATAAAACCACTCGTCCACACCAAGGTGGCGAAAATGATCTTATCAAGTTTGGACACGTTTAGACCAGATCGTAAATGATGCCTTGAACGTTAGGGTAAATCATGACGCCGACGTCTGCCAGTTGGATATCCTTCTCGGAAGCGTCCTTGGTTTGGTAGAACAGACCAAGGTCAACATAACCAAGATTACCGTTGTGGTCCTTATGAACCCAACCAACGATATTACCTTCGGGAACCCGAGGGATACCAATCAAGTCATACACCTCGTTGAGGTAAATATGACCCCGTGCACGCAGCATGTCGTTAGCGACGTTTTGAACGCTCACCAATTCGTTGCGGACCTGAATGGCGTCGTTTTCGCCATTGTCCTTCTCACGCACCAACCGAGAATAACCGTTCAAACGAACGCTGATAACAGCGCTGTCCTTGGTTTCAGAAATGACAGCATTTTCGCTGGTTTCGATGCCACGAGTCATGGCTTTCTGGAGAATCTCGGCTTCATTTTCTTCGCCGAGTTGTTCCTTGACCTCTTCGCGGTAGGACTCGTACATACCTTTCACGGTATTGAATGCTGCGGTGGTTTGTTGTAACCGCTTGACGACGGTGTTGTGACCCCACAAAATGCTAGCCACAGACAGCGAGCCGACAAGGAAAGCAGGACCGTAGTTCTTGATTACTGCCTTGGCGATGGGAATATAGCTCTTAATGGTTTCCCACACGACTCGGCCATTCGAGCACCACACAACACCCTTGTCGTCGCAGAACAATTCTTTGAAGTTATCTGCGAATGCTTCGTTGTCCCGGACGTCAACACCGTCGAACAGGATTTCAAAAGTCCCGTATTTAGCACCCTTATTATCACGGGCAAGCTTGACGAAACGAACGTGTTCTTTTTGCAAGAATTTGGCGGCTTCATAATCTTTTTGGAATTGCGGAGTAGCCTTCGACGCCAAGGTTGCAGCGGTGATTAACCCGCCAACGCCACTGAACACTGCTGCGGTAGGAGCGTTCTTATGCGTCTTCATTTTTAACGTGTTGAATACACGACCAAGCTTAAGCATGGTGAATATACCTTTCGTAAGAGTGCCCCACCCACAGTAGCGAGTGGGGCGTGTGAATGTGATTCGTTATGAATCGAGGAAAATAGGATCAGGCAAGACGAGTTGGAAACCGCCGTCTACCTTCACCGTACGCGGAGCGCCGATATCATCCCAACCCCAATCGTTGTCGACATATTTCGATGGGAGTCCTACAAGAGAATACAGATCAGCAACGGTGGCCACCTCGTACTGGTCAATGATGTCTTGTAATTTGTCGATGATGTTGCTAGCCTCACGACGGTCTGTCAACACCACACGAGCTACTCGATTGTTCCCGACAGGTTTGCGCGCGGTTGTCGTAGAACGTGAATAGCTGTGATATGGTGTGTTAGACCGTTGTTGAGGCTGACGCTGAGGGGGTCGAGCATCGTTCAAAACCGCATCCATGATGGCGTCGCCGATCGCACGAACGCCCTCTTTGAATAACGGTTGAACGATGGGAAGAACAGTGTCGAAAATAAACGGCTTAAGAACATCCGACCAAAATGATTTCTTTGGCGGTAGGACTTTCGCCGTAGTCACCTGTTCTACTTTTGGTCGTTCATTACTCATTGGCCTTCTTTTCGCTCAGTTCTTTGAACCGAGCCAGGAGTTCTTCCTTGGACAGGTCTTGCAGATTCGTGGGGTTAAACTCCTTCTGCAATTCCTTTGGAAGAATGCCGCAGATGAATTTCGCGGCATAATCCGGGTCCGTCAACATTTCCTCCAACAGCTCGGAATATGCGTCAGTGGCAGTGAACCAGACTTTCAGCCAGTCCGGCTTCACCAGGATTTCACCACGGGGCGTTTCTTGCTTGATACCGACTGCCTGACGCAAAACGGTTTTGAAAACGGAGAGCACGATACGTGCATCTTCGGTTTCTTGAATTGACTTCAAGACTTCGGAGAATTTCAGACCTTCAAAATCATCGAAGGCGATTTCCATAGCCTCGGCTTTCGTCAGATTGAAGTAGAATGTGTCTTCTACCTCATTACCACGCAAGTCATTGTATTTGATTGTTTTCTCGATCATGGATCCATTCCTCCAGTTTCATTGTTATTGGACCGAAGATATGGTCACACCAGGTGATCGTATCCATTAAGGGGATCAGCGCAAAAGTCAATAGCCAATACTGGCTTGCCGTCATCGGACAGAATTGACGAATACGTCACCTCCATTAATGCGTCCGTGTTCCAACCGACATACCCGCTGACTGCCGTTTCGGGCAGACCAACCTCATCATAAAAATCAGTCAGAGAAGCATACATCTCTGTGATGATCTTATGATTCACCGTGTTCACAGCGGCTTTGATGGTCTCCATGTTTGACTTGAAGTACCGGTCGCTGTATGAGTCGTAACAAATACACTCATCACCGGTGACAATCAGCGTCGTCGGCTTCGGGTTCTTGGCGATACCCTCTTCGGCGATTTCCTTGTGGACCGCTTCAGCCTTCTTGGGTGAAAGTTGTTTTTCAGCAGCCGTGCGGTAGCTTCGATATGCCTTGTCTGTGATGAAATACAGAGTCTCCATATCGTCAGCACGACCTTTTACCAGCGCTGCAACCCAGCCCAAAGCGGCGACAGTCGAAATACCCGCAAGACATGCTGGAACATAGTATTTCCAAGTTGCCTTGGCCTTGTCCAAAAATGTCGATTCTTCGGGGAGTTCTTTCATCACCTCCTGAGCGGCTGCGTGCCCCTTACCAGCAGCGACTGCGGTGGTAGCTACGCCTGTTGCAACGCTGACAAGCGTCACCATTTGACTGTGATTCGTGATGAATCGCGTGAGACGGTTAAGTTTCACGATTATTCTCCTTTCTTAAAGAAACGGCGTTTCAGCGCCTTGAACGGACGTTTGAGGTCTTCAGCTGCGTCTTGCATTTTCGTGAGTGCATACGCGGCCAAGCCGAGACCGAGTACCGCACAGCATGCAGTAACGATCTCAGCGAAATTAGCGCTGTGTTTTGCGTTGATATGGACGTTGACCGTCATGTTATTTCCCTTCCCAATCTTCGCAAAGATCGGCGTATTCTTCATCCACGAACTCCATGGATGCGTCGACTGCCATATCGGTGATTTGCTCGACGATGGCGTCCAGCTCGACTTCAGCTTTTTTAGCAAGCTTAGCCGAGACAAAATTAGCGGCTACACCAGTGAAAGTGAGCCCAAGAAGAACTTTGAATAGTGTACGCATGATTATTCCTCCCAGTTATAGCAAAGACGGATGTATTCGTCATCCACGTCTTCCGAAAGCATACGGGTTGCAATGCTGACAAATTGATCGACAACGATTTCAAGATCCACTCCGCTTTTTTGTGCGAGCATTTCTTGAATTTTTTCGATATCCTCCGGTGGCAATTCCACAGCCTCCAAAATTGCCATTGCTTTTTTGCGTTCTTCAGCGTCATGTGCTTTTAACGCAGGACGAAAGATCGTTCGGCTTAGCAGAACAACAATGAAGTAGGCGGCTTTAAAGAAGAAATTGCGCATGGTTATTTTCCTTTCTTGAGTTCCAGCGCGATTTTGATAGCGTAGGCGAGAAATGCCGCAGCTAGTTTGGTTTTGTGGTACGTCCGTACCACAGCTTTGACGGGATTACGCATTGTCGTCCGAAACCCAATAGTACAGACGCACCGCGCCGGTTTTTCCATCAATCACATTCAGGCGCTTAAGAATGTCCAGGTCGTTTTCGGTCAGACCGCGAGCGTGCAGACGCAAATATCCATTGCGCCCGTAATCACCAATAGCGTACGAGGTCTCGAACAAACCATACAGACGCCAGAAAGCGGCCACCACATGGTTGATGTCGTAACCAATGGGACCGAACATTTCCTTGTCAGTTAAAGGGTTTGGCACGGTTTTTTCGCTTTCACGATGTCCCGCGAAAAAGTTGTAGCCGAGATTCAGCATGCCAGTCGCATCGTTGTACAGCCGAAGTTCACTCAAAATGTCGGCGTCATCGCGGGACACGATATCGGTACTGATTTTCAGGCGATCGTTGCTGTCAAAGTCTTTGTTCTTGTATGCGATTTCAAACGCTTGTTGAACATGCTTCAACGCGGTTAACGCAGCACCACCGTCGATTTTATGCGAATAATCGGCAGGCTTGCGAGAATCACGGATGATATCAATCACAGAGGAACTGAGTGTCATCAGAGCCACACCCGCCAAAATCAGCTCAGGATTTTGTGACGCAATGCGTAACACTTTTGCGGCGGTCTCACGAACCTTTTGAACCGTTTTGCGGAAAATGTTTTTCATCGTAAAAATCCTTTCTCTAGATTACGATGATGAAAAGTTTATACCCTGGTTTAGGGTATAGAAAAATTAAAGCTGAGATTTAGACTGTGACGGTATGTATTGATTACTCCTTGTCCACGGAGTCAGTCTATCTCTCATATAGGGCGTGGTTTTTTGTACGAATTACTGATGGAACAGGAAATCCGCAAAAACCGTGACAGACAGAAATAGAATTGCGTAAACCAATCCAAACAAGCATACCTTGAGGATGAATCTCCAATTCGATGGGCCACCAAGATCATGTTTACCCATTCGTAAAATATACCTTTCCATTTTGAAAAAGTCTAAACCCCGGTTTTGCCGATGGGGTTTAGACTTGAGGGTATCAAGATTAGATCAATGCGATTTACAAATTAGTTCGATACGACCTCCTTTGTGTCGGAGAAGATGTGGTCCAGCAAGCCGCCTACTACGTCGGAACGTCGATCGGTTTCGATCAAAACATCCCACGCGGTGGCGGCAAGTTTTTCCTTTTCTTCATTTGTTATTACAAATGAGAAGTCGAATGTGAATACTCGTTTAATAAAACGTAACATGATAATGTTTCCTTTCTGTCTCATATAGAGCATTGTTTTTTGTACGAAAGAAAACATAGACCACAGTATCTTGTGAATACTGTGGTCAGTGCTTATAGCGAGTTTTGGATGATGTTACTTGTGTCGTAGTAGCATGCCGATTGCCCGTGAGGAAATCAAGCCGAACTGTTCATAGTGGGTGACTGCAAAGATGCTGATGAGGTTAGCAGCAGCGACGAAAATCGTGTCTTTACTGAGCTTGCGGAACGAGCGGTTTCGTTCTGCTTCAGTCAGTTTGATCAGATTGTCGGCGATGTCTCCATATTCCTTATCTGCGCCTGAGTAGTCTTCCATTTCTGAAAGTAGGGCGTCGATTGCGTCCTGAATGGGATCATTTTTGCCAGTAAAAGACATAGTTATTTCCTTTCTATCCGTATGTCTCACTATAAGCGTGGTTTTTTATACGACTTGGTTGTCGACCTTGAAAGTGGCCTCGTCCTTGTCCATAAGTGTAACCGGGTGGTTGTTGAGTTCGAGCGTATTTACCAGCTTACCATCCTTTTCCTCAACAGTCATCACCCCGTCAAAACGATCGTCCGACTTGTTGTAGGCCCTGGTGGAAATGCCGGTAATCACACCAAGAAATGTCGTGATTGCGGTAGCCGTTGCGCTCACAGCATCACCGTGTGGAATATGCCAGACGTTTGCTAGCGTGATCCAGAGGGTGATGAGAGCCGGTAACACAATCATCACGGTCCATTTGGTGGTCTGGTAGGCTTTGTCATTCAGAATGAAGGTGGGCATGTGAATTTCCTTTCATTGGTAGACGCCCAAGTTCTTGCATGACCCGTTCGGCAGCACCATTTCCGCCGAGGGTCTTGTATGGTTCGTAGAGGTACAAATATACATCCCGATATTCTTCGGGTGTAGCGTACCCCCGATCCATCATGAATCGCGCTTCCGATAGGATAGCGTTATACGCCAATCCTTTTATCATGGTGGTGGTCGCATCGTCTTTACGACGTCGGGAAGCTATAAAAGCCCACAATCCGCTCGAACCAAACACCGCGACCATAATTGTGCTCGACAGTTCAAGCCAAGACATATATCAGTTCCAATCGTATTTCGTATCCTTTTTGATAGCCCAAGGAGATTTCAAATCAGTTCGGAATTTATAATCGCAGTAGACGAGTGTCGGGTATTCACGATAGCCTGTTTCGTCTTCAATGCGTGTGAACTCTGTCACCCGTGCGATAATACGATCAACACCGAGTACGGATGTGAAATACGGCACCTGCACCCCGACAAGATCACCGATCCAATATTCTTCGTTTGTTTTATCATCGAATTTGTTAGTATCAGAAGGCGTTCCATATCGTTTCATGGAACCAGCATGCGGCGCCACCTCAACAGATAACGCAAACCCAGACGATAGCGTTTTATACGGGTCTCGGTAAATGCGGGTCTCTACAGTCTCGTTCCAATCATAATCGGATTGTTTAGCCATATTTTCTGTAGCGTAACTTACCTGAGCCAAGGGGCCATAGGCGTTAGATGATTTAGCAACCCATGTATTATCCTCGTTTGAGAAGATAATGGTGTTTTTTACACCTTCGGTGTTGACACTTAATTGCCCTTTCAACAAGGAATCATCGAAAGTGTCAAAAATGATGAAGTTGGAACGATCCTCCCCTCGATAATGAAAACATTTGAAATGATCTGGTGGCCAAGGAAAAAAGCTCCACCATTCGTTAATAACAAATGGTGGAGCTTGAAAACGCATTGTGGAATTGTTATTTTCCATAATGCGTTTAAAAGCGTCCCACATCGAAATACCGGTGTCGAATGTCGCGTAGGGTTGATAATGCCATATGAACCCTTCCTGATCGCCGTATATGATAGGCTCGTATGGTAGTTTGAGGAAGTTCAACTCTGCGTGGCCGTAATTGCTTGTTGCTACAGTGAACAAGTCTTTCCACACGTTCATCCAATTGAGCTTATCATTACCATCTTTGTCTCCGAACTCCCACCCGTTTTTATACTCAGCGTCCATATAAGTCTTGTCGCGGATTTCTTTCACACAAGGCCGGTGCGTAAACATGTAGTCTAGGGTTTTACCTTTATATGTAGTCTCTACGCCACCATTGTCATCAATCCGAACATCAACACTAGTGGTTATCATTGGTGTATCACTATCAGACGAAATAATCATATTCCCTGGTTTTAATATGGGGTTACCTGATAAAATACCATCATCAGTACTGATTAGTTGAAAATCGCCATGATCTTGGAAACGTTCAGTAAACACAAAAGACTTGAAATCGTAAACGGCCGTTTCTGGTGAATAATTGCTGCCTAAAATTATGGGATGCATCAGAACCCGCTCCTGGTTATCGTATACGACGCTTCTACTTCAAAGTAAGCGTTAACATTAGTGTCAAAATAGCAGCGAACATACAAAGTGTCCTTTCCAAAACACACGTACGGAAATACTAAAGATCGTTCTGCTTTTTGTATCATGTTCCCCTGTCTTGAATAATTCAAACTGTTAGGGGTCCACGTTGCAATGCGATTAAATCCGTCTAAGGTATATACCGGGGTCGTGTTATCGTCTACCTTATCAGTCCACGAAGAGATATAATTTTCATTGAGCTTGATCGAAATGTATGGTAGTAAACCATCTCGTAACAAACCAATTTCGATCTTTCGTAAATCTTTTAGACTCTTTTTACCCCATGGAAATTTAACGGTGATCTTGCAGGGTGATTTGTATGTCACTTTCCCGGGGTTGCGAGGCTTTAACAGTTTACCATTATATTTGGTTGTCTCTGTTGACGGATCCAACGAAACATCGAATAATTCAGTTCCACCATAAAACAAAGGGTCACCCATCGTATATGTAATCTTAATATCTAGGTCTTTGTCGAATAATGCTCCTTCAATTTTGGAAATATACCCACTCCCATTATACCATTCGCCACTATATAATACGTGTATGTTGGTTTTGGTACGGTGTTGACACCCCATCATCTGGTTAAGGATGGTCTTAGCTTCGTAAATATCATTCGGTCGAATTGTTAGTACAATTTCTCGGTCCGCGGTACGTCCACCACCCAAGAAAGCGCCACCGGCGGGCCGCTGAGTCTTGCTAAATGCAAAATCCAGCGTTGCCAAACCAGTGGCGCTTACGATGACTGCCGAGTCCGACTTCGCAATGTTACTCGGCGCGCCTTGAGAGAAGATAACCGTGGGAGAGAAACAGTTCACGTTTAAAAATTCAGCGCGCTGCTGTAACGTGATCTGTTCAATCATCTAAGGATTCCTTTTCTTGAGATCGGCTAGTTGCTTCTGGGTATTACGATAAATCTCGTACGTCGACAACGCTTGTGGAGAAGTGTTGTTCTGAACGTATTCGATGTTCGTAATATTGGTATCTCCAGCAGCCTTGACGTCAGCGGCGGTGTCGACCTCCGTTGACGCTTTAGCTGCTTCGGAATATGTGTTGTTGATCGGGATAGAACGGTTCAAGGCGTCCATATCACGCTTTGCCTGGTCGAGGTTCACCACTGGGGTAATCGTGGGCGAAATCTCAGAGTTGAAATTATCTTCGATCTCATCCATAGCACGCATAAGAGCGTCTTTCATGGAGTCCACACCATTTTGAACGGTCGACTCGTCGTCCATACCAGCTGCCAAACCCTCGACGAGGAAATGACCAAACTCTTCAAAGACTGTCGACGGCGAATGAATACCGAGAACACTCTTAAAACCGTTCATAACCATCGAACCAAGGCCTCGTGCTGACTCCACAGCGTTGTTGATACGATTACGTACGCCGTTGACCAACCCTTGCACCATGTTTCCGCCTGCTTCGGACAGATCAAGCTCTCCGAAAATAAGCCGCTTCAAAGCACGGAATGGAGACAGCAGTAACTGCAGCATCGCAGCCCCGAGACGAACCAAACTCTGCCAGAGCGTCTGAAGAATATGCGCGCCAACGTCGTCCATGTCTGATGTGGACTTAGCACGGTCGTGTAGCCACTTGAACGGGTTCACCAGGAAATCAATCAACGTTACGAACGCCCGAGAAAGCCCATTAGCAAGGGCTTCAACGATTGCTGTAGCCAGATCAACAAATAACCGGGGCGAATTGAGCACAATCCAAATGAGAGCCTTCACCAGAGCAGCGATAATATCACCACCGCTCTTGGGGAGCTCGCCCAGGAGCACAACAAATAGTTCAATCAGACTATTCACCAGGGTTCCTATCAGTGTTGGTAGGTCCTTGATAGTCTGAATAAGCCCTTTAAGCATCGTCTTGACGAAACCAGTCAACCGGCTAGGCAAGGTCTTCATGAAATCAATCAGACCGGTCCAGAGTGACATAAACGTCTTCATGATCTTGCGGTTACCCGCTTGATCTTTCAAGAAGACAAATAACGCACCCAAGCCAGCAATAATTAACCCCGTCGGACCCGTAATGGCAGCCGCAGCACTAGCTAGACCTCCGCCTAAAGCTTGGGCTAGCATGGGTGCAAACGGCTGCACCATAGCTGCAATTGCGGGTAATGTGGACTCGAAATTCGTCAATAGAATCTTCAGCATTGGCGAGAATTTACTGAACGTGTCAATAATCCCACCAACGCCTTGGCCCATCTGAATAACCGAATCCAGCATATACCCGAGGTTGCGTTTGAATGACCGGTCACTTGAAGCATTTCGCATACGGTTAAATGCACGCACAAAATCCTTCGCCGCGTCGGTAATACTCGTGACAGAGCTTCTGATTTTGCTGATACCGTCGAAAACGTTCACTACGTTCTCAACCTCGGTCTTCAGCTTCTGTTGCTCTGCCGTGAGCTCGTCCATAATATACTCAACGAGGGTCTTAATGCGGTCTTTGTTGTTCTCAATGCCGTCGGCCATGCCTTCGCCATATGCCTCACCCGCTTCAAAGCCAGCACGCTCTGCTTCCAGCTTAGATGCCTTCTCCAGAGCTTTCTGGTACTTCTTATCGGCCTTAGCAATATTCTTCTTGGCTCGGTCCGCCTTCTGTTGAGCTCGACGTTTAGCTGTTTCGTCCTTCTTGGCGTCAGCAGCAACCTTGGCTGCGTCTTCCTGGGCGTTGGCAGCATCCTCGCGGGCTTTCTCAGCAGCGTCTTGAGCAGACTCGATTTCCTCTTGGAGTTTCTCGGCTTCCTCTTCGTACTTCTCACGCTTTGCAGCGATTGCTTCGTCGCGTTTGCGTTGAGCCTCGAAGAAAATGCCGCCCACCCGTTTCGAGAAATCGGTCTCACTCAAAGAAGCATACAGAGTGTCGATGAACGACCCACCAGCCGCAGCAATCTGAGCACCTTTATCGTTCGTGATGGCAATCATCCGGTCAAGGTTGTTGCCCAAAGCTTGCTGAGGAGCCTTGGCTGAATCATCAATACCACGAGCCATGCCTTGGTTAACGTTTTCACCGATACCGTGGAAAACCCGGCTCGGCGACTGAATACCAAGAACATTGCGTGCAATAGAAATCAACGATTCGGCAACACCTTGAGATGCGTTGAGCGGTTTCTCGGCGTTAGCATCAATGCCACCAGCGAGACCCAGCATGGTAAACATGCCGAACTCTCGGAACACCCGAGACGGCGAATGAATGCCAAGAACAGCAGCAGTAACGTTTCGCATACGTTTACCGAGTGAGGATAACGAGTCCAAAACCTTCTGTGCGTTCTTAGCGATGCCGTCAAACATACCGTCCAATAATGCTGATGCCAGATTATGACCAGCTTCTTGGAGAGGCTTCTTGTTTCGGCGAATGGCGTCAGCAAGATTGTTAATCATGTTGACAGCCGTATCAAACATCTTGTTGGTGATAAGATACTGAGCCCGTTCGATGCCGTCTAAGAAGTTCCAAATGATGGTAACGCCCATGTCAATCGCACGGGGCAAGAACTCATTTACGCCGTCAAGCATTCGCAATATGGCGTTCTGTCCAGACTCGGCCATCCTCGGAATGAGGTCATTAATGCCGTCGATAAACGCCATAAAAACGTCTTCACCTGTTTGAACAATCAGCGGAGTGAGAATACGGATAGCATTCAAACCCTCGATCATTAAATGAGTGAACGTTTCGATCCACTTGGGAATGGTTCGATCGGCGGCATCGAGTAATGCCAGAATAAGCGTGACTATGAAGTTAATCAGCTTCGGCATGAGCTGCGTGCCGGATTCGATCAACGCCCCAAACATGGTGGTGAAGAGAATCACCATAGATTTGCCGAGTCCACCAGCATGTTCAGCCAACGCCCCGAGGAAATCAACCAAGCCTAGAGCAACAGCTTTGAACAACTTTGGAATAAACAGCAGCAAATTCACCAAACCGTCTACACCACTTGCACCAACCGCCGCAAGCGTTGCCAAACCTGCTGCAAGTGCCGTTAATCCCACACCAGCGGCTAGCGTGCCAAGCCCGAGAAGGGCGACAGCTCCGGCTAGACCTAATAAGGATGGTAGTAACGGCGTCATCAGCGCTGCGGCAACGCCTAACACGGTGAACGCACCAGCTAGGCCTAATAATGCCGTCAGGATTTGCCCTGCTGTGAGCTTGCTGAGGGTTACGAGAGGTGGAACCATCAGTGTAATCGCAGCAGCAACAATAACCATAGCTGCGGCACCCGCAAGAGCGCCGTTCATGAGGTTTGCAGCAGCCACCAGGATCACCATAGCGCCGCCCAGTCCAATCAAACCCTTCACAATTTGACGGATCGACAAACCTCCGATGGCGGTAAGCGCTTGGCCCATGATGACGAGAGCGTTTGCCATGACTAAAATGCCCACAGCAGCAAATACGCCCGTATCAGGCATTAATTTCACGGCACCGACCATCAATAACAACCCAACAGCCACGGCAACCAGGCTATGAGCGATGGATTCGATCGACATGGTGCCGAACATATTAAATGCCTGCGCCATAACGACGAGAGCGTTCGCCATGACGAAGATGCCAACGGCGGACAAGGCGCCGTCAGCAGGCATAAGCCGGAAAGCCCCCACCATAATAAGCAAACCACCAGCCATAGCCGCGAGACCACGACCGATAGCGTCCCACTGCATCTCGCCAAAGCTCTTTAAAGCTGAGGCTAGAACAACCATAGAGCCGGCAAATGCATTGAGCGTGAGGCCTAAGAGAAACGCAGTCTTGGTCGGGATAAGGCGCAATGTTCCAGCCATAAGCAGCATTGCACCGGCCATAGTGGCGAGACCTTTACCGATCTCTTCCCATGATAGCTTAGAAACATCACCGATGGCGTGAACAAGGATAGCGATAGCGTTAGCCAGCGGCACCATAGCAAATGCCGTGCCAAGAAGTAACTTAGCAGGCATGAGTTTAGCGCCAATGGCGATGATAAGAAATGCCCCGCCGATAGAGGCGAGGCCCTTACCGATTTCCTCCCACGACATCTTGGACATGAGCTTCATGACACCAGCAAGAATAACTATCGCAGCCGAAATGGCAACGATGGCGCCAGCGATGCCAGCTAGCTTGACGAATCCGCTCCCCTTGGTGAGGAACGTCATACCCGCTAAGGCTAGCATCAACTCCGCCATGAGTGCGCCAACCGCAGCAGTGGCTTGGGCTAGCTTTCCGCCGTCGATTGACGACAGAATAAGAATAGCAGCAGCCAAAGCCAAGATAGCAGCAGCGATTTGCAGCAGTGCACGAGCTTTGAGGGCCTGTTGCATCTTCTCGAATGCACCAGTAAGCTGCTCGACAATACCAGGAGCGTCTTTACCACCCTTCTCGTCTCCATCACCTCCGCCACCGCGGAGCATAGCGAAAAGTCCTTTAAGTCCTTCGCCATTCAAGAACGGAATCTTTTCCTTCAAGGCCATGATAGCCTTCAGTTGAGAAACGATCTTAGCGAAGAGGGCTAAAATACCCACGCCACCGATACCAGCACTGACGTTGAACCAGTCAAGGAACGAGAACGACTTAATCTTGTCAATAAACGACGTGACTAAATCATGAACCTTGATGAGGAACTTGATAAAGCCGGCATCGCTCTTCAACCCCATGAAAGTACCGTCTTGATACTTACCGGAGGTGAGGATGTTGAAAATCTTGATGAGACCGTTTGTTACTTTATGAACGAAGTCTAGGAATTTACCCCAGGCTACGCTGGTGTCATCGACCGATTTACCGATCCACTCGAATACACCAGCTATGAAAGTGCCGGCCTTACCGAAGATGTTCTCAAACAGCTTCCCATTTTGAATGCTCTCGTCGAGCTTCACCAGGAAGTCGCCTAGCGAAGCTGTCATTGAGAGTAACCCGCCAGCTGCACCACCAGAAGCACCGAAAATCTTAGCTATCATAGAGCCGACAGCTTTAATTAACGACCAACCGATGTGTAGTAACGCAAAGAAACCCTTGAACGTCCTGCCGAGATTCACAACAGTTTCGATAGAAGGTGTTAGTTTGTAGGACAGGTCCTCGAAACTTCGTGTGAGCTTCATCACCTGAGCGACAGTCATGGGCGGGAATATCTGAGAGAAAGCACGACCCACTTGTCCTACTATGCTGTACAAGCCGTTGAATACTCGTACCAAAGAATCAATGACGATGGTACGCCCACCTGCATCGCTCCAGCCTTGGAGTAGTTCGTTACGACTTTTGGCTGATTGGTCTACAGCACCAGAAATGACTTTGCTAACCCGAGTCCACAAAACTTTGGCTTCTTCGAAGTCACCGATAATAATACGCCAAGACTGGGCCCAACCCGAACCAATTGATTCGTTAATGGTGCCAATCATCTGGGTGAAAGTCTTAACGTCCTGAGCCGCGCCATTAGCTGTTTGTGCTAGCTTTTGGATGGAGGCAATCTGTTCTTCAGTGTAGCCCTGTTCACGGAGTTGTTCGTCACTCAGATCTCCCGTAAATTTCTCCAAAGTTTTGGTGAGGACTTTACCGGTGAGCCATCCGTCAGCTAAGGTTTCTCGGAATGGTTTATAGTTCTTGGTCCATTCCTCGAACGTCATGTTACCCGCGTTTTTGAGTGTGCCCATAGCCTTTGCCGTGTCAAACAAAGACTTCTGGAATATCTCGCCGCCCATGTCGGAGTGCACCACAGAGTTCCAGTCTTCCAAGCCGACTTTATCAGCAGCAATAGCCTGGGATAACTGGTACATAGCGCTGGAAGCTTTTTCTGAGTTTGCACCAGACAAAGCAGCCAAGTTAGCAATACCCTTAATGGCTTTGGCCGAGTCTTCCAAACCAACACCAGCTGCGGTGAATGTACCGATATTCTTGGTCATCTCACCGAAGTTGTAGATGGTCCGGTCAGCGTAGGCGTTTAGGTCATCCAAGGTTTTGTTAACATCTGCGAGAGTGCTGCCTTTAGATTGGGTGTTGGCCAAAATAGTTTGAACCGAGTTAATCTGCAATTCATACTCTTTGAAGCCGTCCATAGCGCCTTGAATGGTGAACGCTTTGGCTACGTTCAGACCACTGTCGGCCAGCTTGGCGCCGATGTTGTGAAGTGCACCAACAGCAATGTTCTCCAACATAGAGAATTTACTTGTGGCGTCTTCGACACCGTTCGACAACCCAGACATATCCACATCTGACGCAGACTTCTGGATAAGACCCAGACTTGAAAGAATACCACCTGTTGACGAATCGACCACCCTCAAGGCATTTGAAAATGTCGAACCTAAAGCGCTACCGAGATTCTTCGTAGCTCCAGAGTCGATGGTTGACTCTAGTTTCTGTAAATCGGCGATAGTCTCTTGCGACTTAGCCTTGAATTGCGTGTTGTCGAATTTCATCGCAACGACGCGCTCGTCGATGGTCGCCATTAGCGGGTGACCTCCTTCCAAACTTCGTTAGCAATTTCTTGAAACAGGGGGCGTAAGGCTGGATTAATGTAGTCGATCCCTTGGACATAGCCACCCCCAGCGGTACCGTGCCCGATTTGAATACCGACGGCAACCTTGAACCCGTTCACCACGTTGGTGTTATACCATGTGATGCTAGGTTTCCTTCCCATTTTGACCTTGTACTCCCAAGACGAAGCGGTCTTTCCAGTGTCTTGAGGCGTGGCAGCTGATAGAGCTTTCACGCCTTTTTGACCATAGCGGCTAAGGCTTTGGAAGAGTTCGTCTGAGGACATACGTTTAAGAAAGTCAAACGTCTTGGTGAGATCGCCAGACTTTTCAATCTTGAACATTAGATGGTAATACCAGGAATCTTAGTAATGCGAAGAATAGCGATGCCGGCTGCTTCTTTTACCCATCCGTTGTGACTAAGCCACACGTTCGGTTGGCCACCTTTGCGGAAGAGAATAGACTGTTCGGATTTCCACTTTTCACCATTTGGTGTGGTAAGGTTCCAAAAACCAGTTCCGTTGGCGAACATATCGTAAGATTGAAAATACGCCTTGCCATACATCGCCATCTCAATGACGTAAGCATTACCGGCGTCAAGTACGTATTCATGCCCGCCACCGTTGCCAGTCGTCCGTCGAATCCACGGAAACTCGTTTGTGTCCGGTGCGGGTAAATCCACGCGACCGCCCGTTATTGGATCGTATGCTGTCATCTTAGCTACAAAGGCAACCGTGGCTTTTTTAAGATCCAAAAGTTCTTGATAGGCATCGTTCACCCGTCGGTTCTTGAGGTCACTAAACGTAACCACGTCGTTGTTGTTAACCCAGTTTTGCCCTTCAGGTTTAGGGGTGGAACGAAGTACACCGTTACTATCGTAGGCAGCAACAGCATTAGGGGTCGGAGTGCTAGTTCCGGTTCCACCACCGCCGCCAAGACCGTTGAGTTTGCTTTCGAGGTATGATTTGTTCACACAATCTAAAGCAAAACGGGGGTCGTTGGTGGCAATACAACCATTTCCATCATACTGAGCTAATTTCTGCGATGTCGGAGAAACTGTCCCAGCAGCTTTGATGAGTTTCTCGATTCCCCCTTTAGTAAGTGTTACAATTTTAGCCATGGGTGCTCCTAAATATCAATCTCAAACTCGCCGTCAGCTTCGTTGATCCACCTGAAGTTACCCTCGGCGCTATCAAACTCCCACTGATTTTGGTCAATGGGTTGCGGATTCCACTTTGGCTTACCGCCCATCTTATCGACAATGAACTTCAGAACTTTTTCCATAGAGGCATCGCCAGTGTCTGATCCGTATAGTGCATCCGTTGCCGTTTTCAAGTCTTCCGCATCTAGGGAATCTAGGTCGATCCTAAAATACGGAGCGACGTAATCACCACCCTTAAAACTCTGTGGAACTGCCTGGCATTCAAAACCTATCGTCTGAGGATCACGAGTCTCTTTTATAGTTCTGTGTTCTCGTTCTGATGGATTTGCCAACAGATTTGGATAAACGTGCACATGCCGATGACCGTCACTGTCTAGCGACTGGAACGTGAAACCAAACGTTTGTACTCGTCCTTCGTCAGCGTAAATACCAACAGCCTTGGGTTCGATTCCCATCCGCTGATCTAAAATTGGTGGATAGGTATAACAACTGATCTTCAGTTCTCGTTCGATGTTGCCAGCGATAGCGCCCCGCTTTCGTCCTTCGTAATACAACGAAGTCATCTCGGCTTGGCGTTTTTCAGTGGCAGAAATAAGTCCATGCCAGGCCCAAGCTTTCACTACAAATTCGCTGAGGTATAGTACACCATGGCTACAACCCTCAGTGAAAAAACGGTCGTCCCAATTCAGCTTCGTCATCCGCTCGTCCCCCACTGTGCTCGACGCTCGGCGTTGAGTTTCTGGTTACGAGCCATGATCTCAGCTTGTGAAAGTTTCTTAGATTTCTCAGGTGAGTTCTTGATGCCGAAAATACGAATCAATGCGAGGAGGCGGTTAATGTGCCACGTCTCGCATTCCTTCGAGATACCATTAGCGAACATCATGTAGTAAATAAGCTCTGAGGTGATAATCTCAGTTGACGAAGAGCCAGCGCCGCTGTCCGAAAACGTAGTAGCACTGGCTCGTGAGGCGATGTGGTCGTTAATGAGACTCATCTGCTCTGCTGTGATAGCTGAAATAGCTTCACCGACAGCGTTGCGAGGGAGTTCATTAACGACCATCATCGAAATGTAATCCAACAGCTCCTCTTGTGACTTGTCATCGTCACTCACCAGGAAGGGTCGTTGGTACTTCTCTTCCCATTTTGAGATGCTGACGAGACTGTGACACATCGAGAGATGGACTTTCACTGGCAAGAACTGATTTCGAGCGCCGTCAAAGTTGTGACGGGTAGCGACATCAAGTTCTAGCGTCATGTTACGGCTTCTTCACGATCGTGAGAACTTCTTCGGGACTGAGAAGAGTAGGCGGATCGTTTTCGGTGCCATACAATTTCTTCTCCAACTCGGCTAGGTTCTCCTTCTTCACGGTCTTGGATGGGATGATAAGATGAGCCGTCGGTTTGAGGTCCTTGAACTCGCCGTCACCCTTGAATGACACCGGAGTGGTAGAAATCTCCCAAGACATCGTAACAGCCTCGGGCGAATCGTTGATCGTGCTGTGGTCCTTGGACGAGGGCTTCGCCAGGGCACTCCACACGATGTGAATGTCGTAGCCGAAATCCACACCCTCGGTATCGTTGCCGATCCGAGTCTGCCACGAGAAACCGAACATCTTACGGGTCTGCTGCGTCACCAAAGCTCCACCAACCGTAGCCGAACCGTCGCAAGCTGCGAACTCGTCGGGATAGGTGTAAGCCTCGATGGTGCCACCGAACTTCTCATCAGACATCAAACCAAGATACTTGATGTTGTCAGCGTAAATATCGGTGACTTCAGCGCCAGAGGGGCTTTCAGTAACCTTGGTGAGACCGTTCCACGCGACACCAGCGGCGTAGGTCTTCTGCGTAGCGTTATAAGGGTAGAGAACACCCTTGTTCACACCAGTCTGGAACTTACGTTCGCCAACGTTGTCCCATGTTAGTTTGGCCATTAGTTCTCCTTAATTGTAGATGCTAAAGACGTAATGGTTCAAGCCGTCTTTAGCAAACCATTGTTGGAACGTACAATATTCCATGTTAGAAATCTCTTCAGCAAGAGCCGGATCCGGCTTGCGCGCAATCAAAGTAACTTGATAGCGACTTGCACGATGATACTTTTTGTTGTCAGCGTGTTTCACTCCGGTTCCGTCGTATTGATAGAGTATGCACGGATACGAGAGCTTATGCATCGACGGAGGCTGGTATAACACAGGTACACCAGCCCCAGCTATCTGTTCAAGCTTAAGGTGTAGGTTCCGCCTTCGGTCCATGCCACACACCTCCCATGGTGAGAGTAATGCGTGGATGATTCATCTCCACAGACGTAACTGCTAAATACAGAGTACCCCAACGAACATAGACCGCTAGGTCTAAATGTTTCTTGAGGTAATCGTCGGCGACGACAGATACCGCCATATCAAAGTTGATGTTGGAATTAACCTTACCAATGTCTTGATTATTACGGTATGATCGAACGACGTCGCCAAAAGCTTGACGCTCAGTTACCTTCACGTCGTATACACCTTCGTCGATCTCGATAGGCTCGCCGAATCCGACAGCGCCGCTAAAGCGTGCCACGATTCAACCTTCCCATTTTGAGCTTAGCCGCCTGGAGGAGGAACGGGAGTTCCGCCACCACCGCCAGCCTTCTTGGTGTGACGCTGGTCAGCTAGCAGACGACTTGGGTCCAGCTTGTTGTCGGGGGCGTCACCAGTAGCAGCAGGCGAACCAGTCTTCCACAGCGCCATAGCGGACTTTGCCCGAACCAGAGCACCCGACATACGAGTTTCAATCAGGTACTTGTGCTGGTTGTAGTCAATGTCGAACTGGTCGAACATGCCAAGCTTACCGCCCTGATCGGTACCGACCTGGTAGTCCGCCAAGTTGACGATAATACCAACCAGATTCGGGACCCGTTCCATGGTTTCGACAGTAACAATCTTCGAGACACGCATGGCGTCTGCGATAGCCTGGTCGTTGGGGTAAATCCGACGACCATCCTTGTCCTTGATCCAGCGCAGCTTACCGAGAACAGACTCAGTGGTGTAGAGCGCTGGCTGACCGGAACCCTTGTAGAAATGCCGGCTGGTGTCAATGAGCTCGATCATGGCATCAGTACCGATATCGCCCTGAGCAATCTCAAGACGATGGGTGAAGAACTCATGATCCGTAGCGATAGGACGGATGTTCTTGGCGTTGATATAGTCCGGGGACTCAATATCACGGTTGTCGCCAAACAGAATTGCCGAAGCAATTTCCTCATGGAGCATCAACAGCATCTCAGCCTTGATCCAAGCCACGGCGTCGAAGGTGGTGATGTCCAGCATGTCGTCCCGGTTCACCTTCTGGCGCTTATAGACCGTGGTCGGACCGGTGGAGCGGTTCTTCAGCTCGAAGAACTCGTCCTTCTTCATCGTACCCTTGATATAACCCTTGGCTCGGGCTTCATCTTGGGTGATGTCTGCGTGTACCGAACGAACCCGAGTAAACGGAGCGCTGGTGACGCCATTCATCACACCGTCGACCCACTCTGTCCGACGCTTGATGAACTCCGGCTTGTTCTGGAAGTCCTTAGCCTGTGGGAACAGAAGGTCGATGTTGGTGATACCGAACTGGTCAGCGTGGAACAGTACGGATTCCTTGAGTGAGCCCACCTCCTGAGCATCTTTGAACACATCGGCCATGTCCGAGTGAGACAAAACAGGTCGACGACCACTTGGGGCTAGTCGGCCTTGGTCGAATACATTACCCATGTATGCGTCTCCGTTGTAATCGTATTGTGCGAGTTCTTCTGGTGCGAAGTCACCCTCTTCATAGTCGTAATCATCGTCGTTGTAGTCGTCGTATCCGTACTCGCCTTCATCCTCATCGTAGAAGTCGTCTTCGTCAACGGCGTCTTCGACACCAGCCTCATAACCTTGGGCTGCTGCGTTTTCGATGAGCATACCGATGACTTGCTGTTGCTCGGGCTGAAGACCGTCAAGCATCGCCTGCACTTCTTCCGGGGTCAAAGCGTCGTCATCGTCGTCATCATGCATCAAATAGCCGTCACCATGAGACAGACTGCCTCCGTAAATGACCGCTTCGTCTTGCAATTCAGTCTCTTCGCCATCGCTATGACGGAGGACCACATTATCAATCTTTGCGCCTGGGTTGGCTCCTGATAGCACTAGGCTAACCTCCCTGATTTGTCCATGCATCACGTTCTTTTCCTTCTCCACCAATTGATTTGCGTAGATAGAAAGACTTGTGATGTCACCATGTTGAACTAGTTGTTTTGCATTCTGGGCTTTAGCCGTATGGTTGAAGAAACCATAAGCATAAACCCCGTCATCCCGATTCTCTAGGGCGGCATGCCCAAGCACGTTGTCGGGATCGTGGTGTCCGTGTTGCCACACCAATGGTACCGTACTGCCGTCATTGTCTTTGAAGGCGTCAGGTAGAATAGTGCGACCATCAGAACACCGAATACCAGCGCGAGTAGCATACCCGCTAAAGTCTGGTCGCATAATTTCCTTTCCATTTTGAGCTACTGATACTGTTCGGGATCGTACTCTGGTGGGTACTCCTCCTGCTGAGCATATGGGTCTTCCATACCCTCTTCCTCCTCGGCACCCGGGTAACCATCCTCGTAAGGCATGTTAGCGTTGTATAGCTCGTCAGCCTTCGGGTCAGTCGACGGACGCATACCAATGATTGCGCGAATCTCGTTGGCAGAAAGAATCTCGTTCCGAGTAAACTTGTCTGCGATGTCAGCGATCTTCTCCATCGGTACAAGATCGAACGGACGCCGAAGGTATAGCACCGTCTGGCGCTGAGTTCGAGCGGTCTTGGTGAGGAAGGTTCGAGACAACTCTTCGGCAATACTGTCAGCTACCGGCTTGATGATGCGATTCTGATAGTTTAGCAGCGCTGTTTCCGCTGCTGTCCCATCGAGAATCTCTGTCGTCAATCCAAGCTGAGCTTGCACTTGCTTTGTGAGCCACTCGATCCTTGGAAGGATGTTACTTTCAACAGCACGGTTCAATTGTGTAATCTTCTCCGTGCCGTCAACGTAAGCGATACCGAAGTCAGTCTTGCGGAGCTGCATTTCGATGTCACGAATACGATTCTCCGCTTGTTGACGACGATTCTCGCCTTTCACAACGTATGGAAGTTGAACAATCACATCCAATTTCTTACTGCTGAGATCATCTTCGATCCCGTCCATCATACGAAGAGCTTTAGCAAGTCGTTGGAACATGCTGTTGGGCTCATTCATGATATCATAGAGTGGGTTTTCGATGATCGCAACAGTACTCTTTGGTAAAGTGATCTGTTTATGTTGTCCGTCACGCTCGTCGTACAAGTCAACCATTACGTGCTGAGGATACCAGTTAACGATCTCCCCAACACGTAATGACTTGATGTCGAAACCGCCACTCTTCAATGGTGAAATGTCAGTTTCGACAGCAACCACAGCCGCAACGCCCTTCTTAAACAGTGTGATAGCTAGATCCTGTTTGAAAGCGCGTGCGGCTTGGTCTGTGTTTGCTTCGATGTTCAGGCAGTTCTGGAGCCCAGATGGTATGGTCTCCAGATAGCCGCCGTTCTCATCTGTACGAGCGTGTAAAAACTCAACCGAAGCTACGTCAATAGCCATGCGAGTAATGATAGAGTTCACAAACGAACGGTCAGCACCAGTAAAACTCAAAAAACGCCTTGAAGGGCTGTATTGTGTCCAACCCCCGACATTTGATGGTGCAGATATCGGGGGATCACGAAATGCATTCCAAGCGTGTTTCAGTTTTTCTGTAAATGACAAGAGCGTTGTTACTTTCTATCAGTTACAAGATGGCGTACCGACCGTAGGGGTCGAGTGCGAAGTGGTACAGCGCTTCACCGGGGCTGTCGTAAGCGAAGTGTGCAGCGTGGGCACCACGGGAAACATGCCGACCCTGGTACTTACGACGAGTCCGATAAGCGTCTGCTAGCGCACTGACAGCGGCTCGTCCTTGATCGACTTTACCAGCTGCTCGGCTAGCAGCAGCCCGTCGTGAAGAATGTTTGCCGCCTAACGCATAACTACCAACTGCGCTACCGGCTTTCCGTGCTGCTGATCCAGCTGCGGCACCGGCTCGCTTACCGAGAACGCCACCAGCGTACCGAGCACCATAACCGATGATTTGTGCGCCGTCCTTAGCGTCTTTAGCTCGCGTCTTGATTGCGCTGCCAGCGCTTCCAGCTGCGGCACCGGCTCGCTTACCGAGAACGCCACCAGCGTACCGAGCACCATAACCGATGATTTGTGCGCCGTCCTTAGCGTCTTTAGCTCGCGTCTTGATTGCGCTGCCAGCGCTTCGAGCTGCGGCACCGGCTGCTTTAAGACCAGCCCGTCGTGAAGAATGTTTGCCGCCTAACGCATAACTACCAACTGCGCTACCGGCTTTCCGTGCTGCACCACCAACACGGTCAACGCCTTGTTGCGCGCGCAACGCGCCGACCATAAGGTGCGCGGCGCCATGTGGTGTACTAATATACTTCTTGCCCCGATAAGCACCATACCCCAAAGCTGCTGCACCAGCTGCTGCACCGGCACCGATGGCAACTCGCTTCAAAATCTGCTTACGTCGTGCACTACGAGCTGCACCAGACATACGAGGCCGCGCCTTCCGGTGGCCCCAGCGCATACCCTTCACACCAAAGTGGTAGAGTTCTGCATTTGTCATGTATCCTCCTATTCAAAACTGTCAGGATTTAGTTTGTATGCAACGTAGGCGTCCATAAGAGCAGCTACGTTGTCAATCTTTTCTTCATAGCGTCGTTTTAAAATCTTGCGGTTACCATTCGTGTCCTCCATAACGATAGCGTTCCCCATGCCAAATGTCATGAGCGCTTCGTCAAAAAGTAACGCACGATCTTCCGCAAGCTTCTTCAACTCGCCGAGTGGGACGGATTCTGTTTTGGCACCTTGGATGACCTTTTCGACTCCCCACTCACTATTCTCGGTCGTCCACCGTTCGATAAATTCACGCGCATTATACGGGTCATACCCAACAGAACGAATGTCGTATTGACACTCTTGGAGATGAGCATCCAGATCGTCATAGACTTGCATCATGTCTAGCACGGTGCCGTCCATGACAATTAATGTGCCTTCCTCGATGAACTCTTCGTACTTAAGACGCCGAGCAGTAGTGAGCTTCATCAGAGTACGTTCAGTGATATAAGAGCGAGTCTTCACGCCAAACATACTCCGCTGAAGAGGGAACAAAAACGTGAACGCAGTAAAGTCATCCCCGAGTGACAAGTCGACACCCATCGAACATGGCATACCCCAATATTGTTTCTTTGTATGTGGTAACGTTTCTTCGTAAGTGAAGAAATACGTGTACCCTTCCATGGGGATGCCAAAACGTTTCGCTAGGATGTCGTTTCGTGCAGCGGGGACTTGTTCCGCTCGTTCTACATCTTTCTGGTATGTCTCGTAGGTTACCGTGATGCCGATGTTCGGATTCGCTTTCACCCACATAGCCGGGTCAGCAACTTCCTTGATATCGTCAAGACGGTAGTGCCAAATCGAAATGTGCGGTGCTAGGTAGTTGCCTTTCAGAACGTCTTGGAGTTCCAACTTGATGGTGTCACCAACGCTGTTACGAACGGTGCCTTCTGAAGAAATAGCGAGTATTAAGTAATCCTCGTTCTTGGAAGCACCCTGTTCGATAGCACCGATCACATCCTCTTTAACGTCACCCGATAGCCATTCGTCAACTGTATTCACCTTGGTACGCATTGACTGAAGTTTGTCAATACGCATCGGTCGAACCTCAAGTAGCGAGTTAGTCAAGAAATTCTCGATACCACGTTTAGTTGGAGCAAGTTTGTTCTTCTCGGCTTTTCGACCAGCCGCTTGAGGTGTAAAACCAGCCGCACACAGAAACTTAAACAATGGGCCTTTAGAACGGATCATCGCTGTCTTGATCGGCTGGATGGTTTCTGTGGCCAGCGGCATCGTGGGGGCCACAATAATCTGGTGTGTAGTCGTGGTGTCTACCGTGAGGAAATACGCTTGTAGATACGAAGCGTACATCGACTTGGCAGCGCCACGGGCCACGATGATATATTGTTTGAGCGTCAAACGCTTCTTTACACGCTTGCGAACATACCGACCCCCACGATTCCCAGGTCGTGGGACATAGACCGACCGGTCGACAAAGATATACCAAGACAACAACTGTTCGGCCCAAAGTTTGAACGAATCCATGACGAACACATCAGAACCGTCGGTGAGAGTCATCTCCGATTCGACGAACTCGATGAAGCCATCAATCGCAGAATCATCGTAATAATACTTTGGATCTGCGATGAGGGCGTCAATCCGGTTCATCTCCATGGAGATTTCTTTACAGACTGGAATCTCGCCCCGAAGTACTTTCTCACGGAAAATTCCGTAATACTTCGGAGTAGCTGTGTTCGATAGAGCCATCCGCTACCACCCAGTCACAGCTTTGGCGACCTTGAGCCCGGCAGCGATACGTTTCTTCTGGTCTTTGTTCTTCAGGTTTTGAGCTGCAATTGTACCGAATGTGCCAAGAGCAATGCCGCCCACGGCACCAGCACCCTTCCAGAACATCTCTTCGCCTTTACGTCGAGCTCGGGTCTTGTATGGGTTGTCTGCTGTTCGTCGATAGTCATTCTCCAGTTGCATTCGGCGGGTTAACGTCTGAAGCTCTTTGTTAGAAAGTGAAGTTACGCCAGTCTTCTTCACCTTGCCAGCGAGAGCATCAGAATGTTTTCGCTCTTTGGATCGAACCTTTGGTTTTCGGTGCAAACTTAAACGTAAACCTTTCCGACGACCCCACTTCATGCCCTTGATACCATAGTGGTATAGTTCGGGTGTATGGTCATCAGAGTGCAACGTCGTTACGTTGTAAACTTTACGTTTATTGGAAACACCAGAACGCCAGTTCTTCGGAATCTTCGGTGACACATCAGTGAACGGAGTCTTCAGATGTTCCGTGGCATTCATCATTCGCTTACCGCCGAATTTTAACCGAGGTTCTTTAAGTTTCTTACCCCTGTAGTGAGCATACCCGAGGAGAGCGGCGCTTGTGGCTAAAGGAACAGCAACAGAACCGACGTTGTAAGCGAGCTTAGCCCGACGAACATGTTTCTGAATAATGTCGTGACGTTGTTGAATCGTCAAATCACGCCACTTCTTACGCTTCTTCTTACCCCGTCGACGGTCTTTGCGAACTCCTCGGCGCATACCGGGGACACCGTAGTGATAGAGTTCATCGTGGCGTTGGGGTGTTAACTCAAACAACACTCAACCTCCATACCATTTCATCTCGGCAAGCTTGATGGGCTTCCTTCACCGCTGTGTTAATCGACGGGTCAAACTTCAACCGAGCATCCATAGTCACAAACGTCTCGATGAGACTTGCGATGATGTTCCGCGGAGTTGTAGTTTTGGGCTCGTCGATGTCATACAGGTCAGACCACTCCTCAGTCCCCGAAACAACTGGACTGGACTTCTTGATGGCAGGGCAAACTTGGAACACCACAGCCAGTGAGGAGTTCATCAAGCTTTTAATGTCCACGTCGAAGTCCGTGTTGTCAGCGGGGATGTTGAGGAGTTTCTTCACGTCTTGTAAAGCACTACCCATCACGACAGCCGTTCGTTCACGATCCGCTGAATCTCCAGCGGGTCCCACCCCTCACGCTGCAACCGCTCGAACCGTTCTGCGCCGTTGCCGTACTGACCTCGGATCACCATGTTGACTACCTCGTCTTGTGAAGGGCGAACCTTCGGAGTAGGCAGCGGTACGGGACCAGCGGGTTTTGCACCGGTGATCTCGTCGTAGATCTGAGCAGCACGGTTGACGTAGTTGTGATACTGGCTTCCACCGAGGAATGGGCCAGGGCAACCAGTAGCGAAGAAGTCCTTATGACGGAAAACGTTCACACCGATCTCGGGACGACCGAGCCGATAGAACTTGTGCAGGTGTGCTACAAGTTTAGCGCCCGTTTCCATCGTCTCAGGATCAACACGCCAATCTGGGGCGCCTGTGCTATTAGCATGCTCAATAGAGATACCATGGTTGTTGCCATTTGCATTAGCAGTAGCCCAAGCAATATCGGAATCATACACATACTGACGAACCTTGTCATGGTCCACACCGTAATGTGCAGAAGCTTCTCGATCTTGCCAAATATTGAAGCAAGCATCTAGGGTATCCGGTCCGTTTCCGTCTCGATCGACAACAGTCATATGGTGAATGACTGTAAACTTAATCGTTCGGAAGCCATGCGGGGTGTAGTGTAAATCTAGTAGTGTTTCATCAAATTCAAGTGTACCCCAATCGTATTGGTCTGGGGTTCGACGGGTCATGTTATCTCCTTTCACCAGAGTTTTGTGTCACCCGGTTTACGTTCCTGATACTCCCTTGGTGTGGTTTCCTCGGTTCCATAGTGGATAAGGTTGTGTGTACTGTGAGACACGCATACCAGGTTCTCAGGATCGAATAATTTGTCTGATCCTTCTTCCAAATCTTGCATTGTGATGGGTATGATGTGATGCACCAACACCCGATCCAAGATTGGATAGTCGGATAGAGCTAAATCGCAGCCATTATCGCGCGAGATCACGTAGTTTCGGGCTTGTGCCCACTCACGTGACTTGTAGAAGTCTTGGTTAGCCATCCTCTTTCCGCCGAAGGTGACATGACTCACAGCACCCCCAAGGCGAAGATACCGAATGCGGTCCTCTAGAGTCGCGTATTGTAGCATCTCGTGGTATGTCTTGGGGGTGTTACTTGAGGTTTTCACCTTTGTACCTTCGGAGAGCGTTAATAGCTTCTGAGTACTCCTGTTCACGGCGTTCGCTGGCTTCAATAGCAGCCATCTTCACTTCCATCAGTTCGTTCTCCTTCATTAACTTTTGTCGTTCGAGTTGTTCACGAACAGAACCCAAGCGTAAGAAGTGTGTGATGACTGATGGAGACGCTGTGCCTTCCAGCAATTGCTTTGCTGCGAGGTCTGTGGCGCTCTTGACGAGCTCGTTCTCCCGGTCCTCAACCGTTTGAGCCGGCTTTCGGCGTCGTTTTGGTGTGTTGGACACCTGTTTCACCTCTTCTCAGAGTAGTTACGACCCCCATCGACCCTTTAAAGACCCCTTTCTGGGGCTTTTCCCAGT